ATGGGGTTTAGCTACGGGCTTCCATCCTAATTTATAATAGTAATTATCTTTAACTCCTTCGGGTCCAGCTTTAGGTCCTTTACCTAGAGATGATCCAGGATTTGATTCTTTAATTTTTTCTTTTTTTTTAAATGCAAAGGGGGTTGCATATTGAGCACCTGTACCTGTAGAAAATGAAGCACTACCACCTGTTCCACTCATTTCATCTAAACCTTTAATACGAGCATATTCTTTAGCTTTATTATTACGTAAATAAGTTCTTAACTCATTTCTACGTTTTTTAATATCTAAATAATGATCTCTAAAAAAAGGCTCTTCAGTAGCATCTGCTACTTCTTTAGCCGTTTTCATTAAATCAGTTATATCGTCAAATAATTTTTTATAATCAGCAGTATAATCAACGTCCCAAGAAATTTGACCAGTTTCTGGGTTGATATCAGTTACAGTAGTTATTATCCCACCATCTACTTTAATATCACCAACTTTACGCATGAGCAGTTTTTAATTCTTCTACTAATTCTAAGTATTGAAGAATATTCACAATATTTTCACTTGTGACTTTAGCTGTTTTATCTAACTCTTCAATTAAGTTAGATACCTCATTAATTTTAATTTGAACTGTTTTATCTGTGATTTTAGATAATAACTCATTTAATTGAGTTTTAATATTAGATACCTCGTTATTATAGAATTCCTTTAATATTGGGGTCGAATCTACTGAATTAACATATTGTCTTAATACTTCTTTTTGACTATCATATAGACCATTATACTTACCATTAAATTTCTCCATTAGGATTCTATAGGTAAGCATACGAGTATCTTTATCATATGCCTGGAATTCTTGTAATATTTCAGCTTCAACTTTTTCAGTATTAATTTCTGATGTTGAAAGGTGCTCTAGTAGAGTCATTTTATTATTAATAATAATATCTGTATCAACTAAAGCATCAGTATTTTGAATTTCATTTAACATATAAAAAGCAGCATGTGTTTTATAGTGTGAAAGTTTTGTCTTAAAAAATTCTTCTATATTATAATGCTTTTTAATTTCATTAATGAGATTGTATTTTTCTCTTTTAAGCGCACTACGATTTAACTTCTTAGAAGCTTCAAGTAATGTTTGTATCATTACATTAGCTTTTGATTCTGTTAAAGAGGTGTTTTTAGTTAAAGTTTCGTACAATTTATATTCTTTTCCAAGTTCACTTTTAATAAAGTAATTTTGAATAAGTTTTAAAGACTCTGAGTCTTCACCATTAAGGGTATCTGCCGTTACTCGACGAACCAATAGTTCAAATAAAATACCAGTATTTTTGTATTTTGAATGTTTAATATTCATTCCTAATAGGATTTATTATAAATATATAAGGAGATATTACTCTTTAATATTTGATTCATCTAATAATGATTCTTTCTTTTTATCTGATGTAAAAACTAATTCTTTACTCATATCTTCAAGTAATGAACGATTCTTAGCATAATTTTTACTAGCAGATTCATTAAAACCAGGTTGATCATCTACTTTATTTTGTTGACGGCCTAATCTATCTTTTCCAAAAGCATTATCTTGAGTATTAATATTAGATGCTTTTTCTTTTGGTCGACCTAATGTTTCTTTATCATTAGGATAATAACCATCAGGTACATTAGCAGGATCACTATCCATTCTACCTGTACCATATAATGAAGCTAAATCATGTGGTGTACCATATGAACGACCTGTTGTAAGTGGATCATTACCTTCAGTTTCAATTTGATTCATACGGAATTGACGTTTTTGATCCTGAGCAATTAAATCTCTATATTCTTCATACTGGTCTTCACTGAAATGGAAGATATGTTCATAGATCCAATCTGTTGGGACTAATTTATTTTCCATCATTTGGGAAGCTAAATCAACCTTTTCTTTCATTAACGCAATCTTTTCTTGATCGTAGATAATAGAAGGAGTAGTTAAATCTAATGTGAAATTAGTCATCTGTTCATCTCTATATCCTTGGGCATACAGGTGAACTAATGCGATTTTGTATAATTCAGATAATAAAATACGTTGTAATCTATCAATTGTACGACCAAAACGAATATCTTCAGCTGCTAATGTAGCTTTACCTGATAAGTTTTCATCATACCCCATAAATGCTTTAGGTACTTTAAGAGCAGCAAATAATTTTTCTCTTAAGTATTCAACATCTTCAATTGCAGCATACTCTAAACCTTTAGTAGTATCAATTTTTGTTGCTTGATCATTACCTCTAATAGGGATATAAAAATCCTCCATTACATTTTGCATGTTATACTTTAGGTTGTATTCACCTGTTTTCTGATCCATTAATGGAGTACGTTTCATTGTAGAAATTGTTTTCTGCATGAAATTCTCTACTTCATTAGGTGGGATTGCACCTACATTAATATAAAAAATACGTTTCTCAGGTGCACGAACAATCCTGTGAATTAACATTGCATCTTCCATTAATGCGTATTGCTTATACAATTTACGAGCGGGTTCAATATATGAACGACCATATGGAAGATAATTTACATCTGATAATAATCTAAAGTGAGCAATTTCATAATTATCAAATGTTATAGTACTAGCATTTCCTTGTGAATTATTAGGTCCTGCATAATAACCAGAAGAAGAACCACCATAAATTCCTTCTGGGTTGTAATTAAATTGTATTTTTGATGGAGCTTCAGGATCAAAATTTTCTTGTCTTTCGATATGATATGCTGAATAGGGGATTACATTAAATACACCAAATTCTTCTGAAATTTCTAGTTTTAAGAAAAAATCACCGTACTTACACATTTGACGAGTCCAAGCCCAAAGATTAAACTCAACGTTTAATACATCATAAAATAAGTTATATAAAATTTTCTGAATATCTTCATCAGATGATTTAATTTGAAGGATTTCCCCCATATCATTTTTAAGAGTACATTCGTCAGCTACAATATCAAGAGCAGAAGCTATAATAGCATCTGTATCCATTAAATCATAATCTGAGTAAATAAATGTTCTCAGATATTGATAGTTCATATTGAACTGGGCCCCATAAAGAGAAGTTGAAGCTGGGTTTTGGTAGATTCCTGAGAATCGATCCATTAAAGCATTAGTTTCAAATTCTCCAGAAGTTTGGATGTGGTCTGTATCGACTACTTTTAATTGATTACCTCCTACATTTCGTATTACTACGTCAGAAGCAAATAATCTTTGTAATCTTTTAAATAAGCTAGTATCAGCCATGGGTTTGTATTATTATTATAAATATTATCTAATTTATAGAAGCCAACTAATATCTTCTTTTCCACCATATGGATTTTCTATTTCATAAGGATTTTGAACATTATTACTGTTACCATATCCCCCTGCAAATGGTGTTGTGTTTCTTGATATGCTATTCATAACAGCTTTAGATTTCTCTAAATGTTGTGTTTTAAATTTAAATGAAGTGTCTCTCATAAACATAGCAATACCAAAGGCCATAACAAGATCATCATTATAACCTTGTTGAGCTTCTGGTCGTCCATTTTTCCACATGAACACTTTCATCTCTTCAAGTAAACGTTTTGATTGAATAGTAACATCTTTACCATTAACATATTCTTGAAATTTACCTACTATCATAGGTCTATTTCTAGATGTTGTTGTAAAACCAGCTACCATTTTAGATGTATCCATATATTTGTCAAAATACGAATCACTCATTGAGGAATCACTCTTATTTGAATAAAATAGATTATTATATCCTCTTTCTATTACTGTTTGGATAGTTGCCCAACCAATCGAAGCATTTTCAATTACAAGTAATGCTTCATTATACTCAGTAGCTATACCAACTAATAAATGACCATATTCTTTAGTACTAAGTTGGCCTTTATATTCAGCCACTTGAGTGTTTGTTTCAATGTCAATAACATGAAACGCAGAGTAGTCTTTACCATCACCACGAGCCACGTCAGCAACAACAAGGTAGGATCTTGAGTAATCGGCAGGTTCCCAAATCCATAGATTTTGGTCAGCACCTCGTTTTTCAAGTGGATCCTTAATATATGTTTGTTCATAAAATTCTAAGTATTCAGCATAAAACACAGTATCACCTGAGGTGCTGAAATCACAATCACATTCCTGTGCTGCCATTCTAGGATCACCTAAAAGTTCATCTTGTCTATCTCTCCATGTTTGATCACGTTCAGGGTGAACGTACCAAGGGAGTTTAATGGGTAAAAAATCATTTTCAGCATTTTCTGCTCTAACCCATGTTTGATGGAACCAGTTACCTGTACCATAAGGGGTAGATAATGCTATACACCCACCACCAGTTGCTAATGTTTGTTGAGCTGAAGCCCAAATTTCACCAATATTATCAATAAAAGCTGCTTCATCAATTAATAGAAGAGAAACTGCTTCTGATCTACCTGCATCACTTGATGCTGATGTTGCTTTGATTTGTGATCCATTACTTAAGCGTAATGTTAATTTATTATTTTCAGGTGCATCTATTTTAAGCCATGAAGGTAAATTTTCATACATGAATTTAACCTTCGTAACCAT